AATTGTGGTGAAGAAATCTTGGATAGATTCAAATCCCAAGCACGATAAAATAAATAATCTTTTCATTTAGTGTTTTTTTTATAATAAATCGCCTCTTCGGTAAGACTTTCCGTTTAAATAAATAATATCGTCCTTCCATGCTGATTCAAATTCAATCCCGCCAAACAGTACATTTGCATCGTTGCCTTTATTGTCCTCATAGTAAATATTTTCACGCCACAATGGATAATTTAAATAATTTGCTCTTAAGAATTTTAATGCTTTTAATTCAGATTCTTGTGCAAGATTCAAAATTCTATTTAGCAAATCAGTTTGCCTGCTTTCGTTTACATTTGCTGAGTTATCAGATACCAATTGATTTACTCCCTTATTATCAAATTTCACCGCAAGGAAAGGAGTGGCGTAATACCAAGTATACATCACCTGCATTGGCTTTAGTATTTGCTGTAGAGATAGATTAACTCCAGTGAGCCCGGTTAAACCAACAGATTCAACATCTGCAACAAGTGCATTATAGAGTGCGCTGCCGAGCAACTTCTCGGTAAAGTCAATTTGAGAACGCATCATGAATGGAGTCAAAAGAAAGTTCTCCACATTTCTCTGAATTGTGGTGCCGGAATAAATATCTTCTGTTGTGATTAGATAAGTCATGTTATTGCTTTGGTAATTGAATTGTTATGTTTGGTTGGTCAAGATTAGTTGGTGTTGGATTTTGACCGTTTTTAAACAGAATAACATCGCCGCCTTCCATTGGAGGTAATGCCATCTCCTTTCTAATCTCATTTATCGTAACAGAATTCCCGATGATATTAGAGTCAAATTTATATTGATAAGGTTGAAGAGTTTTAAATCCAATTTCTTCTCTCTCTTGAATTAATCCATTAATCATTAATAATCTTGCTAATTCATCCAAAATCCTATTCTGATAATTTGTGATAATTAAATTATGGAAATATTCGTAGCTGGTTGCAAGTTTGTTTCCAAAGCTCACGCCGCCGGGAGCCGGAAGGCCGGCGACAGCCGGGTCATTAAGGTGATGACTTGACACAATCTTTTGAACAGCCAATGCATTTAAGTTTGTATAAATCTCGTTATTGTTATCGGCTTTTATGGGAATAAATTCTACTGCTTTATCTTTGCTTTCTGCAAATAATGCGATGAATTTACCTGAAGATTGTGGGCCAGTAAAATCCCTCTTAATGTTTTGTTTGATTAAACGGCGTTCTTCTTGTGTTGGAATTTCTTTGAAGGAAAAAATACCTGATGGTGACATTCCATTGCTGATATTGGCATAGACAAATTCTCCAAGCATTACCTCGAATTCAATAAACTTAATACTCTTATAGTTTGGCTTGGCATAATAAAAAGTACCTGGTGTATAATCACAAGAATATAATAATTGGTTAGGTTGTTTCTTTGCTTTCTCAGCATTAAATTTTGGCACCTTTACCATTTCATTCTTTTTCCAATTGGCCCAATCTCCGTTGAGATAATACCATTCTGGCTTATTATTTTCGGCTGCTTCTATTCTAATCGTTGATAAATCGTAATGTCCTATTTCCGCAATGTAATCGCCGGAATCACCCCACCCAATATCCATAGAAAACGAATTAAAAATAACCAAATCTTTTATACACTTCTGAATTACTGAATTCAAATTAGAATTCTGGACAAACATGTGCAATTCCTTATTGTCGTGGTTATAGTCAAGGCCCTTACCGTATGTCATCACTTGCTTTAAAAAACAAAGCGATTGGTGGGTAGGTGAATTTTCGTAGAGTTTTAAAAGAAAATTGGGCATAAGATTATCTTGTCCATAATCTATCCAGGAATTTTGACCTTTCTGAAAATAATAATTTGGGTCATAGCTTACTTCTGAGTTTAATTTAACTGTGAAAAATTCCAGTCCTTTATGTTTAATTGTATTTGGTGTTGTTGCCATCTTGTTATATAAATGTTAAATTCCTTTTTTGTTGTTATTTTTTGAAAATTAATATATAGTTTTCATGTGAATATTGAAAATTGGAACAATTGTATTTGTTGCTGTTACACCACTCATGTTTGCCGGAAAAGAATTTGAATAGGTCGCGGCCGACGTGAACGTAAACGCATTGGTGAAGTTTGCGGATGTTGTCCCAATATCAATTGCGTTTGCACTGGTTACATTCACCGCAAAGGATGTAGAATTCCAAATTGCAATCCAATACATTCCTATACTATAATTTACGGCTGTGCTTGCCGTAAGCGCTTTGATGCCCGTAGGTGAGGTTTTCCCGGTACCAAAACTTTGTTTCAAAGTCCCTGGAAAAAGACCACCTTCAGAAAAGTTATTATAAACTGCAATTCCGAAAATCCCTGTACCACCCGTAGTTGTAACATTAATTAACATTTCATCAATTAAACAATCTTTGCCACAATACCAAGGTGAGAGAACAATAGAATTCGCAGCCAGCGTGCCATTCGCAATACTTCCAAGGATTGGCGTATTACGATAGTAACGCTTTGCTGAATTTGATGGTAAAGTAGATTGTTTATAGTTGTGAATATTAAAAGGTATGGTATTAGCAGATAAATTACCATTAGCATCAGACACCACCATTTGTTTGGTGCTTGCAGTTGTAACGAGATTGGAAATTTGAACACTGGTTGCAGAAAGGGAACCTAAACTTGTGCTGGCTGATACAGTTAAATTATCAATTGTAAGGGCTGATACATTAACAGATTGAAAAGTGGAAGTCCCGGCCGTATAAGTGTTTAATCCATTATTTACTGTTGCGCCACCTCCAGATGAAGTTGAACCAGTATAAGTAACCGTTAATAAACCAGCTGTATTATTAATTCTAATTCCTGTTCCACCTGATAGATTTATTTTATAAACATTACCCGCTGAATTTGCATTTAAAAGATAAGTTGAAGATGTGTTTGGAAGATTCCTAATTATTAATTTAGGAACCATGACAGTATTATCCTCAGTTAATGTATAACTTTGACCACCTATAATTGCGGAATAATTTGATTCCACCACATTTGCTTTGCCAAAAACCAAAGAATATTTGATTAGAGCATTACCTATTCCTATTCTGGATGCATACCCCCCTAAAACAATTGAGTGGGCAGTTCTATTCATTTTATTGTTGTAACCACCAAGAATCGTATTATAATTTGATTCATAATTTGTACCATTATAAATTCTATTTGTGTTACCATTCAGAATTGATGAATCGGTGGAATAATTTATATACCCATTTCGCCCTGTACCAATTAATCCATGATTAGAATAACTTTTTATATTATTATACATTCCATTTATGATTGTGGAATGTTCAGAACTTGAATTATTTTGATTTAAAAATCCCCCTAAAATAGTTCCATAAGGAGAACTCGCGCCAACAGTATTTGTTTTACCTGCTACAATTGAGAATATAGCATTTGCTGTGCAATATCCATTGTTTTGCACTAAGGCCGATGGTTGGCCACCCACAGTCCAATACTGTGTATAGACAGCTGGAATAGCCTGAGTTGATAACGCGCCAGTTGTATTAGCCACAACCATTCGTGTTGTTGCACCACTTAAATTTCGAACTTGTACAGTTGTTGCACTTAATGTATTTAAACTTGTTGTTGCGCTTACAGTTAAATTATCAATTGATAATCCGGATACATTTACAGATTGAAAAGTAGAAGTCCCGGCCGTATAAGTGTTTAGTCCGTTATTAATCGAAGAAGAAGAACCAGTTCCGCCTGATGAAATCGCCTGGACAGATAAATTTCCTGCAGTATCAGCAACCACCATTTGGGTTGTTCCACCTGTTAAGCTTATAGCACGAATCTTATTTGTAATTAAAACATTTTCATCTGATGAGCTCGTCGTCAAATTACTAACATTAATTAATGTCACGCCTGTCGATGCATTAACAGTGTTTAATCTACCATTAAAAATAATAGAATCCTTACCATGGTTAATTACATTATCACCTCCGCCAATTACTGTACAGTTATCAGAAGAATCCAGAATAAAAGAATTAAATCCATTAATTACAGTAGAGCGCGAGCCATGAATTTTACCACCATCGCCATTTACAATCACATTAAATCCGGGTGTAACCCCCGTAATTCTATTAAGTTGACCTCCCAAAATAGAACTCTTATCTGAATCTTCTATTCGAGATTGCGTAGCTCCAATTATCGAATTAAATTGAGCCGAAGCTGTATTTGCCGTGGTGGTTATATTATTTGTTCCAATTATGGTGGAATAATTAACGGAATAACTTTTGTTTGAAGAGCCGTTAACTAATGCTAAAGAAGAGTTGTATAATCGATTCTCCGTTCCGTTAAGTATTGAATTATAATTTCCATTAAAAATGTGATTAGAAAATCCATTATGGATATTATTCACGCCGGCGTTTACTGTTCTATTGGCTGCTCCATTAATTTGATTAAGGCCGTAACAGTTATACAACAATTGGAAAATTCCAAAATAATTACCAATGGCATAATTTTGTTTACCTCTAATTAAAGTGTGAGATGTTAATCCAGAATTTAATGTACCTGAAACATTGGTGTAAGTATTGTTTATAATGTTATCCTTACCTTCAATTCGGGAAAAAGTGGGTCCGGAATAAGGTGCCGAAATTATATTGTTTAGACCAGATGCCAAAGAATAATCAGCGCCAGTATTAATTGTATTATTTTTCCCGGCCAAAATTCCAGAATTAGTTGAAAAGCCTGAAGAGGAATTTGACAATACCACTGAATTATCACCAGCTACATTGTTTACGCCGGCCGGAGCAATTGATATTAAGCTTTGACTTCCGGTTGAACCAGAAACGTACTGTTGTGTAAAAGACCCACCTGAAAATTGATTTATTATATCCCATAAATTGGTGGTTCCAGAATAAATTGTCGTTGCCGAAATAGAATTAACGATTATGTTATCGTTTAAATTAACTCCAACTGTATCTCCGCTTTCAACATAATTAATTGTAATATTGGTATCACCGGATATACCACGAAATTCAGCTATTCTATTGACAGTAGAGGAATAAAAATAACCAGGTCCTAATCCAATGTTGGTAACACCAGATAATGGAACAGTTTGACTAATCACTGTAACCAGCGCTGTATTTCCTGATACCAATCTAAGTGAATCATTAGATGGTGGTTGGTAATTAATTACATTTTTTTCTACTTTTTTAAAAGCCATAATTTATTTTATTGAAGTGGGCAATCTGCTAAAGGTAAAAGTTCACAATTGGCCGAAATGTAAAGAGGATAGGTAATAAGGTTGTCGCAATTACATTCGTATACAGATTCTAATGCTATGTTATTATAGGCATAAGTTGAATCTATATTTCGCATCTGGTATTTACCTTTGCTTTCAAATAGAATTCGATAATCAGATGTGCCATCGATTGTTGATGTTTGTGCACGATATTCTTTTCTTCTTGCGCCGGTATCCTCTCCGATAATCCACCAATTATTATTATTGTCCAGAATGGCAATTACACATGGTGAATTTATCAATCGTTGAAGGACTCCTCTTTTTGTTGCATCCAATTTGATAAAGGTTGCATCGAGGTTTTTTACAAATAATTCTTTTTGTCCAGATACTTCCAATACCTCAAATAAATTTAAAAAAGTCTTGGCTATTTGGAATTCGTACCATTGAATATAACCATTACCTGTTTCCAAGTTTTGAATTGTGGTTAATTCTGAATCTGAAGTCGAAAAAAAGAAATCAGTTATCCATAATTTATTTGTGATAAACAGGCGTTTTATTCCGCCGGCCGTGTATGTCTTACACTTATTAATTCCTGAGTTAATTAAACATGCCATCTTATCATTATAAATTAAAAATCCAAAATTCGTTAAATATAAAAAAGGGCATCGCCCGAAGGAGACACCCTTTTATGAAGATAAAACGAATTGTTTTATTGAATCAACTGTATTATTATACAGTCAAAGTCCCAGAATAAACAAAACTCATTTCAGTCTGAAGACCTGCAAGAGTTACATTTATAGATGCCGGCTCAGTTTCTGCGTTTCCAGAAGATGCACTTGAAACAGTTGCTTCTAAACCATTGACTTTACCAAGGCAGATATACTGTCCAGTTCTGTCTTTTACAACGGCGATAACAGTTGCAAGTGATAAATCATCGATTGCGTCAAGCGCTGCTTGGTCTTTACTATTTACACTGAAAGTAACGCTATGGTTACGAGATTTCATAGAACCATTGATTACTAATTCATCAATATATCCACCGTTTGATTTTTCCGGTACATACTTGAAGTATTTTGCTTGTGTTGCACCAGTCGTCCAGGTTGTTGCACCTGAAGTAATAGTACTTACTTCTTCCCAGTTTGTAAGGTAAATTTCACTTATACCTCCAACTAAATATCCGCAGCTTTTAGCAACTGCGCTTGAAATTAAACATGCCATGTTTTTATATTTTTAAATTGTTTTTTGTTTGTTTTTTGTTTTTCAATAAGAGGAGAATTTTTAAGCTCTCCTCTTTTTAATCGTTAAAGTTTTGCTTTAAGTAAACTTATATAACCAATTGATTATTAAGGCTTAAACCATGCAACTTCTGCAGTATACCCTAGCTGCACGCCGAATTTATATCTGGCGACCATTCTAACGTTCATGGAACCGTCTACCGGTGTCATGTCAATCGTTTGAACATTGTTTGCATCGTCCAGAAGGTCAGTCCCAACGAAGAAGTTAGCAGGGTCACCAGCGATGATGTGGTTATCTGGAATACCAGGAGACACAGCGATTGCATAGCCCATGAAATTCAATGGACGAGTACCGTCAGTATAACGCTCAGCAGACACATTAGCTTGCGCCAGCTGATACATAGCCGCAGTGTTTGGAGATACATAGAAAGTCAATCTTTGATTTCTTGCTCTGCTTGGAACTTTAAGATAAGTAAGAGTCATAGCTGATACCACATTATCCGCAGTGATAACGAATCCAGTTTGTGTTGCAGGTGAACCCGCATTCAAATAATAGATGAATCCATTAAAAGAAGAATAACCAGTTGTAGTTGCTCCAGAGTATGCACTTGGAAGATTACCTGACCATAAGTTAAATTCTAATCCTTCTCCAATTTTCTCCATCATGCTATTAATAACATAAGATGCGAAGTCAGGAGTCATGTCAGAATTCAAAGAGCCGGGACGCATTTGGTCTGCAATCCAGTATTGCTCTAATGTTGACTTACAAACGGTTTGGTTTGTCATAAGCGGAATTGGTTCTAAAACCACCTCTGCTAATGTCAAAGTTCCCTGTGAAGAATAATCACAAGCAGCTGCTTGGATAAGATTTGTAGACCAGTCGGCCTTACGAACATTCATTTTATATTTGATGTTCGGCATGACGGTAACTGCGTTTCCTGCTACTGTTGGAGCTGCGAAAATAGCAGCACTAATCATTGAAGAAGATGCAACACCTTGGTAATTGGTTGAAATTGATAATGCCATTTTGTATTTGTTTTTTTAGTTTATAATTTTAATTTTTAAAATCATGCCCTCATCTTATAAATAAAATTAGGTTCAGGATTTTTACTTTTTCTGCTTTTATTATTTTAGTTAGCAGTTAGTTTAGCCAGACGATTGATATAATCTTCTGTTTTGTTTTCCGATTTTTGAATTGTGTTTGGAACAATTTCTGGTTGTTTAACCGCACGCTTCATCTTTTTGTAAAGCTCAATTTGATTAGTTAATTCTGCATTTTCTGCTTTGAATTTTTCTAATTCAGATGCCAATTCAGCATTTAATTTTTCAATAGCTGCGAACTTTTCGTCAAATTCCTTTTTAAATTGTTCTTGCTTTTCAGCTTCCAATTTTTGCTCTTCAGCTTTCTTTTGGTCTTCTACTGCTGGGTCTACTGCTGGGTCTTCTACTGCTGGTGCAATAACATCAACAAGGATTCCTGCAGCTACTGTGATGATGGTTCCATCTTCCAGTTCGTAATCGCCATCAGCTGGAATTTCACCATTGATTGATACTTCCATGGTGTCGCCATCGATGATAACATCTTCGCCTGATGCCAATTTGAATTCGTACATTTCGAATTTTTCTTTCTCATCAACATTTTTATCTTTGTTTGAGATAAATTGACTGATGGTTGAAAAGATATTTTTTTCCATTTTTGTTATATTTTTTAAATTGTATTTTTCATTAATATCGATATAATCGAAGTATGCCTCGACACTAAAGCCATTAAATTCCTCTTTAATCTTATTGTATAAATCCTTGTTTTGAACATAAACAACTGTCATCAGCGTGCCGGCCGGCAAATCTTTGAAGCCATAATTTATGGCTGTGTCGTTTGAGGGGTCCTGAATTATCCACACCTGTTCATCGATAAAATCATCCTTGCCGAATACATCTTTTGAATTATGCTCCAAGGTGTATGAGTTAATCAGCTTATTAAATTGGCGCAGTCTATTGAGTTTAACGATATCTTCTTTGGTAAAAACAGCGTAAAAATACTCGCCTGTTTTTTGGTCCTTTCTCAAAATATCGATATCCGGAATTAAAACCGGACCAACAAGTATTTGACGAGTTTCGTCTGATTTAAATAAAAGTTTGGAGTTTGCTAATTTCTCTTCAGCTGTTGAAAAACAAGAAAAACCCACGCCAATGGCCGGGTCTGTTACTATACTGTTACGAACGATACCTGGCTTATTGCCGATATTAATCGATTTTCGCTTTAATTTCTTCTTATCCATTAATATATAAATGGATATATCGCGATAAAATTTACTTAAAAACAAAAAAGCCGAGATGTGTATCCCGGCTTAACCTTAAATTTGTGGCTCTTATGTGCCACGTTTCCCACATTAAAATTTGAATAATAACCTATCATAAATATATACAAAAAAAGTTAAATTCGTTCCAAGTAAATTATTCTTTTTTTGTCAACCATGGATGGGTGACATGGGTTTTTTACCACAATATTAATTAATGTTGAATCATGGCTTGTCCAGATAATTGTTTTTGAAGATAATGGTGGGTAAAAAATAGAATCGTTATAAGTAATATCAATATCATCAATTGGAATATTACTTGGAAAGTCATAGATTACACGCCATGGTCTGCCATCCTTAAAAACGAAATATATATCGTTTGTTTGTTGAGGTATCATAATAGATGAATCCGGACCATAAATAATTTGGGTTTTAACATGTTTATAAGTTTGAGTTTTTTGAACTGAGACACAATTTTCTATGATTGTTATTTCTTCCTTTTTACAAGAGTTCAAAATTGGTAAAATTCCAATAATCAAATAGATAAGTAGATTTCGTGTTTGGATTTTCATAATTTTTTGTTTTAATTTATGTTAAATTCATCGATAAGTTGGGACCATGGAATAAATCCTTTTTGATTAATGTAAATAAGGTGCAACTGCAGAACACCAAAATTCTTGTGTAGTTGAATAAATTCTATTTTTGTTTGCATCTTTTTTTGATTAGAGTGTAAATAAAAGGTTGAGTAATTTGACCTAATAACATTATAATAGGATAGGCCACGATGTTAATTAGAATATCGCAGACTATCGCTATTGTATAAAAAATAAATGTCATTATTTTTTCTTACATAAACCTAATTTTTCATCATAGTAATAATCTTTAATTTGACTCAATTCATCGTCGTCTTCTCCATAAAAGAATACCTCTCCTTCGACCAGGTAGTATGTTGAGAATAGTGGGTCTTCGTCGAAAATTGAAATTAATTTCGGCGATAGATTATTCTTTTTTAAATCTTCGATAAGTAGTTGTCTTACTTGTGCATAAGGTATTTCATACTTCATTGCAAATTCCATTGTTACTTCTTTTTGTTCCATTTTATTTTTGGGTTTTATAAATTAATAATCTCCATTCCAATTTTTGAAAGGATTTTCTTTTTTGGTTTTTATTTTTGTTTGAATTATTTTCAAGGTTCCGGCAATATAATGTATATCGACTATATCATCTATTCTTGGTTCATTCATTAATATTCTTAATTCAGTTAAAGAAAAATTAAAAGCCTTTTTTTCTCCCCAGGTAGTGTATGGAAAATCTTTTTGCTCTTCTTTCTTTTTAATATAATCTACAAACATTTGGATGTTGTCAATGTATTTTGACTTCCATTCTAAATTGTCTATATTTTTCTCTATCCAAGATTTAATTTGAGTTTTTGTTGCTGGCTTTTTCATGTTGTTACAAATATATTAATAAATATAAAACAAAAATTTTAAATATTCTAATTATTGGAAAAATACAACAAGTTTGTCATAAAATACAATTCTTTGAAAAGTGCAAGTAATTCTTGGAAAAGTCCTATTATTAGAATAGTACAATAAGTTCTTTAAATAATCCATTGGAAATGTGAAAAAAGTTTGTAAATTTGCATTATATATTTAGATTTTAAAAAAATTCTATATATTTATTGTTGTAATATTAATCTCTTGCCCAGATTTTATTATAGAATAAAAAAGACATTCTTAATTCCAATACATGGGGAGCACGGGCAAGGGCGAACCAGGTGTTGGAATTTTTTTTTTGATTAAATTGTTCTTAAAGATAATAAGTTATAAGTGAAATTCCGAACCGGCATCTGAAAAGCGTGAAGCCGGGCAACGCCAATGTCCACCCAGGTTTATCCGGGTAAAAGGAATTGGCAGAAGTGGGACTACTACTCCGCCAAATAGGATGGAGAGTGAGGGGCGCGGTGAAAATAAACAATCACAGCGAACTGCCATAGCGGTGAAACGATAAGATATAGCTAACAGATTGCCATCCAGTTGTTAATTAACAATAATGGGCTTGGATGGGTTAAGGTAAGCCGATAGAAGGTAGACGACTTTTAGTTAGTAAAATTCTTTTTGAAGAAAGTTGTGAAAACAGCGAATAAAGTGTAAAGTGTAAAGTGAAATTTTTTATTATTTCGCTGAAGGGCGAACTTTGCCGTTTCCGTTCGGTTCAATATTAAAAAATACAATTTACCGTTACCTTGAGTTTAATTATTAACCTTCAAAAAAAAAGCATTGAGCACTTTTTCTTTCCCCTCTCGTATGTTTGTCTACTGTCGGGGTGTATGTCGAAGAAGAAGAGGAAGATAATACTTCTATCCATAATTCCTACTATAGTAGGTTAGGCATACGACCTACGGCCATACACCGCGAGAGTATCCATACTGGCGTATGGGGAAATAAAGGAGGTGTAATGCTGGGGGTTCTTGGAAAAAAAATCCATAATTCAAAGAAAAAGGAGTAGGAGATTGTGGCCGTCGAACAGACCGCGAGAGTGTCCATACAGGGCGCGAGGAAAAGAAAGTAGGTGTAATGCTTTTTTCTTTTAATTGATTATGTCGAAGTAGTTGTTAGAATTTAATTTTTCCTTATCTTTGTTTTTCTAATTATGGAAACAAAATTATCTTCAACTATTTAATTATAAGATTATTATGGAAAAACAAATCGAAATACCTTATTCACATTTCGTCAGCGAAGAAGATATTCATCCCGAATTGTTTGAAAATTCAGATGAAAATCCTTATCAGCAAAATTACGCATTTAACGTAAAAATCCAACTCCAAAATAGTTCTTTTATTTTAAAGTTTAAGGAATACCGCGAAAGTAGAGCTTCGCTTTCCCAGGATTTTGACGAAGATGTATTCCGAAAGTGGTATAATTGGTTAATAAAAAAAGACGATAAAAAAGCAATGTACATGTCATCCTTTTATAAGTCTTATGTCAAATTCCATGAAACAAATTATGTCAAATTCCGAAAAGTAGAAATTCAGCCAAAAAACAATCCACATAAAAGCAATTTTATCAATTATGGAGGAGAAAATGGTATCGATGTAGATGAAAATCTTGTCCAAAAGATAGCAAAACACCACTCTTGGCGATAATAAGAGTATACTTTTAAAATAAATATTCCTAATTTTGTCTTATTCTTATTTGCCAATAAGATTATTGTGATAATCAGCCTGCTAAATTAAAATTTTGGCAGGTTGTTTTTTTATTTTTTTGTTGATATTTATTATAAAATCAGTAATTTTGTTAATATAATGGAAAAAAAATATTGTAAACGATGTGATAAAACTTGGCCGGTGACCAAATTCCGCCCGGACGAATACGCTCCAACAGGTTATTATGCCTATTGTAAAAATTGTGAATACGAATATCAGACATTATACCGACAAAATAAGAAGAAGGAGAATTCCGGAATAATGTATGCTGACATAAAATTGGCAAAAAAGAAGTGTTCAAAATGCAAACAAACAAAAACGAAGTTTGAATTTCGGCTGGACACCAAATTAAAATCAGGATTAAGTTCTCAGTGCAAAAAGTGTATTTATGACCAAAATAAAATTGATAAAGCCAAGTATGGATACAAGCCCTATGCTCAATCTAATCCAGAGGAGTGGAATAAGTATTACACTGAATATAGAAGAGTGCACCAGGCGGACCCAGTTAACGCCAAACGCCAGTTTTTGACCCAAAAGATGTGGTACTTGGAAAAAACAGGTAGATATCTTCGCCCGGTCACCGGACATAAATGTGATAAATGTGGAGACAAATGCACGCACAATCCAAAGGCAAGTTTTTCAGATGATTATGTAATTTCACTTCTAACTTACAAATTTGATATTGAAAAAATGCTGGAAAATGTAAAATTCCTTTGCAATAAATGTGTGTACGCGATGAGAGAAAAAAGAAAAAGTAAAAAACCTCTTTTATAAAATTATGGAAAATACTTTTATTTGTAAAATTTGCAAAAAGGAACAAGATAATTCTCAAATTAAATTAAATTGGTATTCTGAAAATTATCGACAGAGTCCTATTCCTTATAGTTCGCACAATAAATTGACTTGTAAAACATGTTCTTCAATAAATAAAAGAAAGAGGAACGATGTATACCAGAATGGTAATAAGGAATCTTATAGAGAATATCAAAGGCAATATCATGCCAAGAGAAGGTCAACACCAACTGCTATTTATGATAGGATGATTTTGCTCTTTAACCAATTTAGAGATAAATTAAATATTCCGGAATTAATTTGGTCGGATAAACATAACGATTTTATTCCTTCGGTTATTTTTGCGGAAGATAAAAATCCTTTTTACAAATTCTTGGAAAAAAACAATATTGAAAATTTTGCACAATTGAAAATGCATTTTAAAGGTGATGTTGTATTGATGTATAAGCAATTTAAAAAAAGTTGCAAAATTCAAATATTAACTCAGGACGAAATGTTGGCCAAGCGCAATCGTAAAACAAGCGATGAGTTAAATTTGGAAAAAAATAATAAACTTCTTTATAAGAGTGAAAATAATCCAAAATTTATTGAACACTTAGACAAGGATGGAGAAAATGTGCGCCGGGTAATTACGACCTATTTGTTTTATCTGAAAGGTAGAAGAATTCGATTGGATAAATTACAAGTCGGAATTGAAAAAGCACTGCTGGATATTGAATTCATGAAGTTGTCCAAAATGTTTTATATTCGAATAAATAAAAAAGAAGAACGCATTATCACTTCGGCTTACGCACGCAATTTCCTATTGAAAAAATTTGGAATAAAAGACAACGATTTTAATATTGGAAAAGAAAAATTAATGTTAGATTATGTTGTTAAACACCTTAATTCTGTTTATAACGATAAAAAGGTTGTGGACAAATATAAAGTGCATTTCCGCGCTTTAATAAAAGAACTGACGATAACATTCATGCTAACCAACATGCAGAATAATTTTTTCAATCACGATGAAAAAGAAAACCCCGAATAAATCCGGGGCTTCTACTTAAACAGAATTATTTATATTCTGCGCAAACTTTCAATTTCAACTTGTCTTCCATTTTGTGAGATGATGTCTTGAATACTCGCCTGGATAGATACATTCTCCATACCACTTCGGATAGCAGAACTTATAGCATCAGAATCAATATTTGCCTGTACGACAGGTGAATAATTAACTGCTTCAGCTTTTGGTTGTTGCGCTATTGTAACGGCATTTATGAGCGAACTAAAATCGGGAGTAGACGACATTGTCGAAATGTTTGAAAGGATTCCACCAGTGTCATAATTACTGTTTAATTTATTTAATATTCCGCCTGTTTCATAATAATATTGTCCTGAAATTGAATTCGAAGTTAAATTCCTGTTTGTTGTATTGTTATTAACATTTTGGGAATTTGACACTGAACTTTCATCTTCCATAATTTTAACAGAAAGGTTTTTTGCCTGGTTAATTGATTTCGGAGATGAACTCATCTCAATTAATTTACTGACTATACTCTGCATGTTTTTATTTGACAATAGAATTTCACCACCCATTTCGAATTCTGGTACCACCGGCACTTTTTTATCTAATGGACTTTTTATAAATTTAGCATAACTTTCTAATTCCAATAAATCCGAATTATTCACAATAACTTTATTATTCATAAAGTCATAATCCCTGTTTATAATATCCAAAACACGCTTATTTGCTGGGTTATCAACAGACTTTCGATTAATAATATATTCACCACCTTCTACTTCAGCAACTTTCTTTCCTGCTCTATTGATAACAGCAAGGCCACCAGCACTATGTCTTGGACCAGATAACTGACCGCCATTTTCCATTACATCCAAAATTCCACCTTGTTCAAACTTGGCTGATGCGGCAATTCCAAGTTGAACAGCGCCAAGGGCTCCAACTATAATACCTAATGGAATAGTAGCCGGTGGACCAGGAGGCGAAGTCAAAGCCTGAGTTACAGCCAATGCTGTATTTGTAATTATCTGAGCAATATTACTTGCTTTTTGTAGATTAAATTTCTTTCTTTCTATTCCTTCTAATTTTTCCGCTCTTTCTTCTTCAGCTTTAGCTGCAGCTCTTTTTGCAATTTCTTCCCTTTTAATCGCATCCAATTTTTGCTTTTCAGCTTTTTGCGCTTTATCTTGTTCAGCCGCGATAAGTTTTAATAAGAATTCAGCACGTGCACCACGAGCTGTTTTTAATTGATTCTCAAAATCATTAATTTGGGCCAAAGCATTACTTGCAATTTGAGCTTGTTGGTCATAAAAATCCTGTGTTCGCTCAATTTCCTCTTCATACTTGTCGGCTATACCATCATAATATTCATCAACTGCTTCCTGTTGCTGTTCTAAGGATTGTATTTGCAAGTCGTTAATTGCGGTAAATAAATCGACTGATGCCTGAAGTGTATCAGCAATTAATTGACCATAATCGTCTATAAAACTTTTAAAAGTCGAATCTACTTCGTTAGCAGATTCATCTTTCTTTTTATTTAATTTTGCAATAGCAGCATCAATTTCAGACAGAATTTTATTAAGCTCTTTTTTCAAAAGTTCAGCACCTTCCGAATTATCAATTGATAAATTATCTATAATTCCGGCAAAAGCCTCTTGTAATTCCTTTTTCTTTTTTTCTAAATCTGCAATGGTGGCATCAATTGGAACTGTTACAGTTGCCTTTAATTGTTCTTTAATATCCTTGTTTAAAAATAGTTTAAAATTAAGGTTGCCTCCATTGTCAAATTTCTCTTGTAGGCCATCCAGATTATCAGATACAATATTTTGGATATTTGTTAGACTTCCATCAATTTCACTTTCAGCACTCTTAATTAAATCAGATACTTCTTTAAGTTTATCGCCAAGAGTTTTAAATTGTGCAGCCTGGTCCACCACAGTGTTTGTACTTTGACCTCCAGATGATAAATTTTCAATATCTTTTTTCAACTCAACAATAGATGTTGATTGCGCCAAAATTGAACTTATATATTCTTGTGCAATTTCATAGCTTTTTGTGTCAACCTTTCCAACTTTGATTTCCTTTGTTAATTCAGTACGAACAGTTTCAACCGAATTTCTCGCTTGAATTTGATAAGCAATAAACTTTTGAATATTTTCGTTTAATACTCCATCCACCACATTAAATTGTTGGATATAGGTGTCAATAGATGCCAATACAGCATCCGATGAACCGGGTGAGCGGTCTATTGCCAATCCCTTTGATAATTTTTCTTGTACAACTCCAAGTTTTGTATTAAAATCATCCAAATTTTGGAATACAGCATCTGGCTCCTGCAATAATTTACGAGAGATATCACTTTGAATTGAATTTTGGACTTCCTCAATTGTCATTCCAACACTTTGTAAAGTTTTAACGTATTCCTCAGACTGCTCCAAAATAATTTTATTATCAAAAAGTCTAATTTCGCCCTCTGGTATTTTTTTTACACCATCGTTAATTTTTTTTGTTTTTTCACCAATTTGTTTTATGATTTTATCAATTTCTTCATCTTTAAAACCCTTTAATTTTAGGTCTATAACAAGAGCATTCTTTGATAAATTAACATTTTCCTGCAATTTTGCAATTGCATCTTCTAATGGCTTTCTTAATTTTGATTCAATATCCTGAGTATTAGTTTGAAATTCAAAATTAAAATTACCAATTGATTTTTTTAACAATTCAAATGCTTTGTTAAAATTACCTGAGTCGATTTCAATCTTAATTTTATCTTTTAAAACAGACTGTTGAAGTTCATTATATAATCTCAAAAACTCTTCGTTAAATTCATAAGTTGCCTCATAATTATTTTGAATTTCGGCACCAATCTTTTTTAACTCTTCTGAAAGTTTGATTTTTTCTTGTTCTTTTAGAACTTCTAATTTTTCTCTTTCAGCCGTAGTTTGAGCATTAATAATTTTTACTCCAAATTCTTTCTTTATATTAACATCACTTTCTATTTTTGCATTTTCTAAGTTTAAATCATTTCTCTTTTGATTCAATTTATTTTGCTCTAAAATTGTGTTGTTAATAACTCTTTCATTATCCGCAATTTGTTTTTGATAAATTTGTCTAATCTCAGAATCTTTTTCTAACGAAATTAAATCCTTTAATTCGTTATTTTTTAAAACTAAACTATTAACTAATGTGTCATACTCGGCAATTTGATTGCCAGCATTAGTAATTGCTGTATTATTGTATGCAATAAGTTGTTGCTGCAAAGCAATCTCCGCTTTTAAAATTGCTGTTTTTTTATTGGCAATTTGTTGTGCAGTTGCTCCATTTATTTCTAATAATCTTAACTCTTCGTTTAATTGTTGAATTCTGGCATCTGACCCTATTTGGTTAAATTTAGAATTTGTCTCTACATTTTCGTTTAATTCATCATACTTTTTAGAAACATTATCAATTTCTTGCTCAATTAATTTAAAAGATGATGCTAAATTTTCAGCATTTTCTTTTTGAGCATCCTTCCAATTTTTATATAACGCAATAACTGTTGTAATTGCACCAATTACAGCAAGAAAAGGCAAAGCCCTTAAAGCCACGTTAAATGCCTGAGTAGCAAAAGTGGCACCCTTTGTCGCAGTACTTGCAGCAGTGGTGGCTGCAGCGCCAGCTGAGGTGGCAACAGTACTTGCTTTCTGGGCTCCGGCCAATTCCTTAATTGTCTCGGCTTGTTTTGCTGCAGGTGCAGAATTATGGGCTACGTCATTTAACTTAGAATTGGAATCTAACAAGTCGCCAATGGCACCTAACCCATCTTTTACATTGTCTAATATACTTGTATCAACGCCAAAAAGTTTTAATGCATCAGATATTCCCTTAAAACCTTTTTCCCCGGCAAATGTTAGCTTGTCGACTTTCTCAGTTGTCGAATCCAGATTCTTACCAACAGAAGAAATATTATCAGCTGATACTGAGTCCAAACTTTTGTCGAAATTAATTACGCTAACACCAGCATCGTCAAATTTCTCACTTGTTTGAGTAATTTCGGAGTTTACATTTTCAATTCCGTCAACCTGGAAGGTATCCATGTCCACTGAATTAATCGAATCGCCGAGATTATTTACTTCATCACCAAGTTTTTTTACATCTTTGGTTGATTGCTCAACGCCATTAATTTTAATCGAATATATTATTTTTCTTTCTGCCATTTGTCTATGCTTATTACTGTATAAATGTTAAATTCCAAAATCGTTAAGTTGTTAATTTGTAAACTTCTTAATTATGGAAAGCTTACCGGGCTTGGTCGCGAATACATTGAAATTCTTAATTGAATTTAAGAAATAACTTTGTCCGTTTAGTGATAAAGGAACATTGGTCTGCATCTTTTCGAAATATTCCGGAGTAAGCTTGGCATCCAAATTTAATATAAAGGAATCGCCTATTTCGGAATAAAATCTATCATAATAATTCTCGTATAGGCCGTTATCTCCGTCAAATGCCAGAGATAATTTACCTTCAGTTTCATCTTTGAATGTTGTAGTTAGAATTTTGGAATTATAACCGCCTACTTGTGTAAATATCGTCACGCCGGATACATTGGCATACTCACCGGTTAATTTTAACAACCTTGGCGTGTAAGCAAAGCTCCATGTTATACCAGACAACTCTGAATTAGAAAAAGATTCTTCGTTTGAAATTGAAGGCAACGATATTGTCGATGCTGAAACATTGAACCCAGGCGTAATCAGGTCAAAATCCCTATATTTTGTCGATGAAAATAAAAGTTGTAGGTTTTTATCTCCTTCGTTATAGACATTATCACTGGTTATTTGAAGATTTCCATAGCTTAAATCTTGTTTTAGAAGTGCATCTGTATTGTCGTTATTCCATTTAAAGAATACATTTTTCGGGAGTTTAACCGGAGAAGTATCTGGTTCGCCGAAATTATTATCAACAATTGAGTCAATTTCAATCGCAAAATCGTTGGGAAGAAAATAAGAATTATACGGCTCAAAATTGATTGTTTTATCTGCATAATCACAATGAATATAACAGTTATATCTATTTAAAAAGCTTTTAACATAATCTAATTGACCAATATCATGCAAATTCGTTGTAAGATTTAAGTCAATATCATCGTTTTTGCTGGAGAAAAATTCAATAGAAATAGAATCAGCCGAGAATCCGGTGCTTATTTCATCGGCAATTGCTGTTCCGGCAAATGTTGATGTACTTCCTGACGAATAAGCCGGCCCAAATACTCCAATTTTAATTGAAAATCCAGATGGAATTTGAATATCGCGAAATTCAAACCTGGATGTACCCTCAATCATGATATCATAATATTCAAATGGAGCGGTCCAACCAGAATATAATGTATAAGCGTTGGTGCCTGTGACAATTATATTTGCGTTATCATCGTAAGGTTGGAAGAATGTTGTTGTGCCCGTATGCGATGGAACATAGGCGGCCAAAATTAAATTATTATTAATAGTCAAATCGTCGAAGAATGTTTCGTAAAACTGCCATGTATAACTTGTAATATTATCCATTATTTGGTTAATATAACTTCCATACTCATCATCAAGATAAATAAAAAACCCATCACGCAAAAAATAAGTTGGTGTATAGGCCGAACTTGCCAATGCCGGATTTAAAGCTGAAGCAAATTGAGTTGAAAAGTCGGTGCGATAGAATCCTCTATTTAAAAATTTCCAATTTTCTATTGTAATATCAAACGAATATAAATCGGTAACTGGTGTATTATACTGTTGAGCAGTGAAAATCCCATTTTGACCGAGAAACGATTGTGTAACAATATTACCGGCCGGATTGTTTGCAATTATTGGAAAATCCAAAATTGAAAAATCACAATATTTTAAATTGGTTGCTTCGCCAACGAAGTTTATTCTTTGTGAATAATCAGCTTGTGTGTTTGCACTTAATACCTGAGGAATATCAATGTTTACACCAGATGCAGATGCCGCCATAATCTGACCATAATTCCATGTATAGCGGTCCGATGCAGTATAAGGCATAATTACCTTTTGACATTCCGGAACTGAAAACAAAGATGAGTTCACATTCCAACCGATATTCTGAAAAATCCTTTTTATAATTTTCAGGTCATACACAGATGGTGGTACATCATCGCCGGCCAACGAATCTAAAAATATTTGATTGGTAAATGGAGTTTGGCTGGCAGTAAAGAACGAACCATAACTTACAAGAGGAAAAGCAATGTCTTGTGTGTTATAGTCAATATTATTTATATACCAATTTGCCGAATAAGGAGTACTTGACCCGGACCATCCATAGAATGTGGCAGACCATGGCGTAATTAAATCATCGTTTTTTAAATCTTTCAGTGTTTTACCTGAAATTAATTTGGCCCAGGCAACATTGTCACCCATCAATACGCCTTCGAAGTAATTATCTTCAACTGCAAGCGTGCGAAATATTCCGGTAAAAGTTACACGGCCATCAACATAATATACTGCCCTGTAATCTATTGTTTTTACAAATTTATCTTGCTTATTTTGCACTTGAACATGCTCCAGAATTATTTTATTGTTCTTTGTTTTAGGCAATTTGATGGTCAGCGAAATATCACCCACGCGAGATTCTGGGTTTTGCAAATCAGCAAAATCTCTGTTCAAAACAATGGATGATTTTGAATCCAAATCCACAAGTTGGTTATTTACGTAAAGTCTTTCGTTCATTGTGTGAATTATGAATTATTAATTTGGTTTTCGCCGGCTGAAACGACATAATCTATTTCAACTTTGTAAAGGGATTCAATTGAGTCTAATTTATAATCGAATTTTGTTATGTAGATTGATTTAAATAAACCATCTTCATACAATCTTACATCACTCGATTTCAACATTGTCAATAACCAGTCAAAATGCTCCTTGTTTATCCAACGAGTTTTGGCTGTTGTGATTTTCTTTAATTCAATGTTGATAATTTGATTTAAAATATCTTGTTGCGTTGGAGTAAAACTCAATGCTATGCGAAATTCTTCATAATCTCTGTCAACTTCTTCCTGAATTTCGGCGTTGAAGATGAAACTTTCCCAAACATTATCTAACCATAATATTTGCTTAGCGTATTCAGCCGGGCAATCTTGTTGAATTTCGTATGTTCTAACATCACTGATAAGATATCGCGTGGAACCTGGTACCTCAGAATTATAACTATATAATCCAACAGTATATCTACGCACAGTTTGCCCAGCTCCAAAATTTAAACTACCATAACTCACATCAGCATACCACTGACCTCCCAAATCCATGGCAGTATTGTTATTTTTTTCATAGGCAAATTGCGTTCCATCCCAATATTCATAATATCCGGCCGTGCACAACGATAAAGTACCATTCCCTTCAACCAAAAATCCTAAATATTCTAATTGATTGGTCAATGTTTCTTTTGTCGATGGCGCTGAGGTTAAAAACACCTTTCCATCACCCGAACTTGTCATTAAATTAAAGCTATATCCGGATAAATTTCCACCAACAAGTCTATTCATGTATGAATGGTTGGCCCAGGCCAATTCAGTTTGCCCAACCAAGAATCTTCTACGATAATTATTGTCAAATTCATCGTATTTTTCTCCAAATACAAGATATACATTATTGTTGGCTGAGCCGTCTCTCCATAATGTTGTTTGTGAAATTAAAGGCAAGTCAGTTGAAAGATAAGGCTCCACAAAATTTGATACATCGAAATTATATACATTATCTGCGTTGTAATCTATCTCAACTGAGCTTACATAAGTAGAACCGGTTCTATCAATGGTAGAAGCAGATGCATAATAGCCATCACTTCCAAAATAAATATCACACCATACAGCATAATCTTTTAGTTCTTGGCCTCTGTTTGAATCCGAGGAATTTAACACATAATTTTGGGTTATCGCCGAAGATGATGCAAAAAAATTCATGTCATAGCGCGAACCAGGTTGAATACTTCTAATTATAACAGTGGTACCGGATTGAATAGCAAAAAACCTATCACGAAAATTAAAATCCTCGTTTAATACTGAACAAATACATTCCGCGCATTCACTTTGAGTTCGCGTTGGTGTTGTTCCACTTGAATAATATTCCAAAATAGCCGGCGTATCGTTGGCAGTCAATTGAAATTGCGGATAGTCAAAAGTTGAGCTACCAGAAAATCCAAAATAAGAACCCTCACTGTCCAAAAAATCAACATTAATTGATAATTCTGAATAATTTATTGTCGAAGTTATAGCTGAAGATTGTAAAGACCATACAATTGGGTTTTTTACCGCGTTAATATTTGGCGGTGAACTAACAATAGACACATTACTGTTCAGTGAATAAGGATTAAAGTCTGTCGCGGATGAAGGCACCAGATAGATAAAGGGATTTCTATTTATATTTGACATTTTGTTCTATTATTTTAATTAGGTATTCATCTATTTTTGGTTCAGTTGTCTTTAACAATGGTTTTTCCAATCCGTTAATTATGTTTTTGCCTGAAATTCCATTTTTATAAATTGAATTTTGAATGGCATACGCCACAGAGTTTACATTTTTAACTGACTTTCCATTTTTTTTCACAAATTCAATTAAAAAATTGATTGGGATTTTCTTTGCAAACTTTTTTCTTCCTTTTTGAATATTTTCTGCATAAGAATTTGCGTAAATTATTATTTCATCTGAATTAGAATAATCAATCTTAATTGACTTAATTAAATCAGAATTCTTTTCAATTCCAGCACCAAACCAGGTAGACTGCACAATCGAAAAAATTAAATTTACAAGTTCTTTTATCATTAGACATTAAACGAATTTGTAAGTAAGCAAGTATTAACCGGAATATCCTGGATAACTGTAAATTCCATGCGAACACCAGAATTATAATCGTCTTTAAATCGGGTTAAAGTCATAATGTTAACTGAATTGGCATCGACCCAATAACCATTTGTTCCGGTATAAGCCGAAAAGCCGGCATTAGGTAGGTCTTTGACGGCCTCAACTATATCATTACAAATATTAAAACATTCATTAATCTTTTCCTGTTCGTCGGTTCTATCATGTTTGGTTTTTGACACAACAGTCATCGCTATGGACCAATTTATTGTTCCTTGGATAAATTGTGCAGTTATTGGCAATTCTACAAAACACAATGGATAAGTATCTTGACCTGTAACAGTATAATCATCAATTTCGCCAAGATTAGCACTGGAAACACTCTTGTGTGCGCGACAAATTTGTAAAAGCATTGAAGTTAATCCAGAGTAAGCATTATAATAAGATTGATATATCATTGTTTTTTATATTTCTAATTTATTTTGTGAGGCGAGATTTTCGTCTGTAATGTATGATAGTAGGTTAAGCACTTCGAATATCGGTCTTTCAAGTAACTCATCAAATATAGACAAGTCCTTTTTCGCCAGCTCCATAATGACCCTGTACCATCCCCACTTTTCAGATAAGAGTTTAATTCCTCCATTTGCCCCTGAGTTAGATGCAGAGCCATCGAATAGACTTGCATAGTTCTCTGACACAATTCTCTTTTGGCCAAAAAAAAAGCGATGAGCGGATAAATTTCAGTTGTTTTTTCTTTTTTTATGAGATTAATCCTTTCCTCTAAATCTTTAGAGTTATATTCTTTTGATATTGGTCTCAGAAATATTGCAATCATACCACTGAGCTTTTTCTCTTTTGGAAAATTGTTTAAAACTTCATCTCTATCCACATACTCTTTGGTTGTGCAATTAGGGTCGTTCGAACACTCGTGTAAAATTCCATTAATATTAAAGGCTAACTTCAATGGAATTTCTTTTAGAGACTCTTGAAAAAAAGCAAACTGAATTGTGGAGTAAACATACTTGTATACAAGTTCATTACACTCTAACATTAATTTTTTATCAATTTTGGTGAGAAATTGAATTACATCCAACGCCAAATCATGTGTGATTTTCGGTGAACTCGGATGCTCTTCTAACATAATTAACAATTCCTCAAATTCACCGAAGCTAATATCTTCGAATGATTCGGGAATGTTATATTCAACTTCGTTTATTTCTATTTTCTTCATAATTTATTTTTATAGCTGAACAATCCAGTAAAATACCTTTGATGTGTCGGCCGCATTTGTTGAATTAATAACCATTGTACCTCCTCCGGAAGCACCTTCGTCTATGTAAAGTTCGCCAAGTGTACCGGATGAATTTTGGTGTGTTAAAATTACTGGTGTTGCCGCGGCTGAAATATAACCATCAGTGAATACACTTACTGTGCCTGCAACAAGTGTGGCAACTCCATACACATTGCCTGTTGAATTATGTAGTTTAATGGAACCATTATATAGGTGTAAGTTTTGAGCATGCACGCCAGATTCGTTTGTGGAACGACTGGTCATCCCTAAAATTACAATATTATCGGTGCTTCCTGATATAGAATTTCCACTCCCACCAATTATGGCGCTGTTATCGGCACCGGCTGCAATGGTATTATTTATTCCGGTTACAAGCGTCTGCGCTCCGGCCGATGAATTACCAGTTGAATTCTGGATGAGTGAGTCCGTTCCGGTACTTCCGGTAATCCTGCCGGTAACCTCGGCCACAACATCTGCGAGATTATTATACTTTGTCACGAAATTCGATACCAAATCGGTCGAAATGTTCACTTGTTGATTTTGAATTGCCATTATTGTTCTATTTTATTATATAAATTATTTTTTACTTTATCGTTAAAGGCCATTTTTCCTTTAAATGTTTTCCCACAACACTCTATTGGACTTTCCGGGAGTGTTACCTTTATTTGTGACGCTCCAGGCGGCCTGCATTAGAGCACTCACGCAGTCATCATGCATGCCTCTGCTTGCTCCCCACTTCGTGCGGCCGGTGCTTACATTTGGCTTTCCCTGATAATTTTTTAGCTCATTATAAAGTATTGTGGTTATTGGAAGAGTTGGATTTTTTGCCGGAATTTTTATTCTTTTTTTTATAACATCTTCTGTCCCAACATTTCCAAATACAATCTGAAGATTTTGGACCAATTGCGCTTTTTTTGTGTATTCGACAAATAGCTTTTCCAAATTGAAACAGTGGTATTCGCGGATAAGCTCATCAAATATCCTATCATTAAAATTGGTTTCAATAAAGCCGTGTATCGGCTTCCATTTGTTATAAAATTCCGCAATTTGTGGTATGATTATATCCCAATCATTAGAATTTTGTATTTGCAGAATGTCTCGGACTTCATAGTCCTTTGACATGGCCACTGCACAGGTATAATCGGTCTTTTTTCCAAGGTCAATTCCAAAAAAGATGGGTTCGTTTCCTATATTATATCCAAAAAAAGGCATCGGTGTGCACGCCTCATCTATATTCTGGAACACAGTATAGTTCTCATCCATGAATTCGGCACAATATTCAATTCGATATTGCATCGGATTGTTCTTTTTTACTTGTTCAATTTCTTCTGGGTCCGAATAAGGCGAGTCTTCGGACTTGCCTTCGTAAAAATACCAACCTTTATCCTCGGCTTTTGCTCTTAAATACAGGTCCCAAAACCAATTCTTTCCATTCGGCGTGCTGATAAAAATAACAAGTTTACCCCTACTCATCATAGCCGGTTGCATTACATCATACCACATGGATTCATCCATGTACGCTGCCTCATCCAAAAATAATACTGTATTAGTGTTATTACCTCTATGCGACAATGGGTTTTCTGCACTTCCCATACTTAGAGTATTTCCATTGTGGAAAGTTATTATTAAATCAGTTTTGTTGACATGTTTTATGAATTCAGCACCTTCTATTGATTGAAAAATATCCCGGAATACCTTTTTTGCAAGTCGAAAAGTGGGAGAAATATATAAAATATTTTGATTCTCATAATTAATACTGATAAAACATGACAATTGAATTATGGCAGTTGTCTTTCCCCAACCTCTACCCAAATTTAAAACAAAATGTGATTTCTTTTTTCCAAGATATACACTATCATTAAACTTCTCAATTATTTCTCCAAGAATATATTCTTGTCCTGGATGAGGAGTAAATCCAACAATCTCTTTTTTTATTTCGTTGTTATTCTTCTTCATCGTCTATGTTGTCAAATTCAATATCGGAATCTGACTTTAATGTTATATTTTTTGGAGGACTCTGAATAGTATTAAATTTAAATTCAAACTTTGTTGTCATCTCTTTCTTCTCTGGCTCAGATACCCCATTCATTGATATCAATGTCTTTAATAGATGATGAGCTTCGCGCTTATCTCCGGAATTAATCGCTTGCTGGAATAAGGCCATTAACATTAATTCATAACGCTCACGCAAAAAATCCTTCTCTTCATTGTTTTGATTTTTCCAGTATGACATCGCCGAGCGGTAATAATTCTCCGCTGTGGTCGTCTTAATATTGTATTTTGTTTTTAATGCGCGAATTATGGCGGGCTTATTCAGGCCACCGGCCATTGATTCCAAAATATAATCGAATTTTGCTAAATTTTCTTCACTCAAACACAATTCGTATTTCTTCTGATTGGGAGTTATGCCGATGATTTTATTGTTATCATCGAAAATAGGCTTATAATTCTTTATCTTTTTTTGCGCGATTTCTTTTGCCAGATTTTGCTGCATCTGTATTTCCTGGTTCTCCGTTTGTGCTGTTAGATTCATCTTCTGTTGGTATATTAATTATGGGATAAAATGTAAAATAATTGTCTATGTTTCGCTTTAGGCGTTTGGTGCACGACCCGCAATTTGACTCCGGAATAGCTTCGTAGCCCAAATCCATCTGCTTGACCACAACTGTGTTGTATATCCGGAAGAATTCTAACACCCCACCGCGCTCACCTATCGTTTCTCCTTTATCTAATCTATCAGCATAGGATTTTAGCTTAACTCGCATTTGCGAGAACTCATCATCGGAGTATGTATCGTATTTGTGTATTGTTGCCATAATTATCTTGGTCTTTGGTTTTTTATAATTTTATCACCATTCTCCCTAATTTGTGTCCAGGTATCTGTTTCGGCATCATACTGCTCATAGATTACAAGCTCACTTCCATCAGCCATAAAGCATAATATTTCCTGTATTTCATTGTGTTCTGGAATTTCTTCTTTTTCGTTTTTCATAATTTTATATTTTTAACTAATTTTCCAAGTGTGTTTGTTTTCTGTTTGTTTATAGTCCATAATTTTTCCGCCATGATTCATAATCATGTTTTCAAAATCTTGTTTAAGTTCATCTGAATAATTTTGGAGTTCATCCGGAATTTCCATTGTAACGAAATTTTCCAAAAAGTTCACATTAATTTTCTTTTTTTGTTCTGGTGTTAATTCCATAATTTGTTGGTTTTAATCTTATCTTGTTAAATTTTTAAAATTAAGAATGTAATTTTCTCTATCCGAAATTGAATTAAATTCTTTTACATCGATTTCTTTTTCTCCTATTAATATTTTCAACTTGTATACTTTTCCGAATTCACCAAGCCTGGTCAACCTTATGTATTTATAATTAGAGAGGGGCTCGGCCAGGTTAAATTCCAATAGATTATCGTTTTTGTCTTGCAGTTGAATAATTTGAAAATAGATAAAGGAAATGGCCATAATAATTCCATAATTCAAAATAGAAAAAGGAAATACACTCACAAGAGTAAAAATCATGAACCATGTAGATAAACACTTGGTGCAGGTGAAAGGCTTGCGATTGAAAATTGGGAAATTCTTTCTAATTTTGTTAAAAAATGCGCTTTTCCAAGTTATAATTTCGGCAAAATAGAATAAGGGCCAGGCAATAATTAGCGCCAATACAATAATATTAATATACATTTTCATAGAGTTCTTGAATTATAGAGTTATTGCGCAACAAGGCCATCTTCAACTTGAATATAGCATACTTATTTTCGCATAATTTGTTGCTTTTTATCAATTCACGGCAGTCAAATACCATCTTATCCACGAACTTAATTAGTTCGTACTGCTCCGTTTCAATTAATAATGACTTAATTTGTTCTAAATTTTTGTGGTCATCCCACAAAATGTTGTCTAAGGTTGGGTCTTGCATAATGTTTCGTTGTTTTCTTCCTAAATAAATATTAAAATAAAAAGTAAAAGTTCAACTTTTATAAAAAAAGTATATATTTATTGATAAGAAAAACGAAATAAGATGAAAATTAAGAACAAAATGGTGGGCACCTACACATTTAAAAGAGA